ATGCTTACGATGACCGTTACGGGTTTAGAGAAGAGTATTTTGATTGCCCGAACATCTGGGTATTTATGAATACGAATCCAGATGAGAATTTCCTGTCTAAAGACCGATGGAAATTTTGGGAAGTTTCAAATGGCGAACTAAAGTTCTGTAACACTAAATTTGAAACGACTGGAACTATTGGAACTATTTTAATTCACGATGAATAAAATTGAGATAAGGGGGTCGCTACGCTCCAACATTGTTGAGAATGTTTAAGATATAATTTGGGATTTTATCGTAATCCGACATTATAACTTTTTTATAGATTTTTAGTAATCCCGCGCTTCGGGTCACGCACTTCGTGCTTAGATCCTTGCGCTTAAGCATCTTCATATTCCGCGTAACTCTGAACATTCAGGGCATAAAACGATTCAGCTCTGCGTAAATCATTAACTGGAACATTTCCTACCACAGGATAGAAAGTTGCGAAAACTGTAAGATTTTCTATCATATCATCATTCGGAGTGGTATCACCATCCTCATATTTTATATGTTTATTCTTAAGAATATATTTTGTGACATCGAACCCGAAAGTTCGGGCAAGACTAAAGTCATTATTCGTAGTTTGAGGTGCTGCTGGGAATCCGACTGAAAACGAATTACCCATCTTGAATCTTTTCCTCCAATAAATCTTGTATTTATCTTTATTGATAGGATATAGGATTGTACCTGCCGTCGCATTAGGTGTAATTGCTCCGTTACCTGCTTGATATAAATCAATCAATTGGCCGTCTATCGCGGTATTATTATTCAATAATCTGCCAAAAAACACATCAACATAACCGATATAACTGTTCTCTGTTGCTGTTAATGGGTCGGCAAGGCCGTCTATGTTAGGTTGGATTAATCCCTTGATTACCCACCTTTTGAGTTTAATTGTGTTTCCAACACGCTGGTTCTGCGCTGTTCCTTGTGTCAAGTCAAACATCTGCGCACCGACAGCATTACCACCTGGTGCCCATGTAAAATACTGAAAATAATTAGGTTCTCCCGGTTCTTCCGTAACAGTCATAATCGGTCTGACCTGAGTAATAGAATCAGTAAACTTATTCTCTACGTTTTGAGATATAATCCTTTGGACTCTCTGAACCAGAGTAGGCTTGGTTCTGCGAGCTGACATCACCTTCTTAGCACGTGGTGATTTAACGGCCGATTTCTTATAAAGTTTAGCGTTTCTAAACGACTGGCCTGGCATCTTTTTATATTATTATTACAAAAGATTTTTTTTTATAAAATTAAACGCGTTTTAATTTAAAGATTATTTTCTATTTATATATTATAAATGAAATGGCACAACGAAGTAACATCTGTGTTTGGGACTTTACAATATCAGTGGATAAGGTGGATAACCTTGAAGTTCTTAAGGACAAGCTTAAGATTCATTGTAAGAAGTGGATTTTTCAACAAGAAAAAGGAATAAGTGGATACGAACATTACCAGGGTCGAGTATCACTTAAAGTTAAGGCACGCAAGGGTGCTGTATTGGGATATGGAGAGCATTGGACTCCGACCTCTAACGAGAACGAAGATAACGAGTTTTATTGTATTAAAGAAGACACACGAACTGCTGGTCCATGGTCTGACAGAGACCTCTACATCCCGAAACAAGTAAGAAATATCACTTTATATCCATGGCAAGTCCAAATCTTAGAAGACAGACATAACTGGGACACACGGACGATAAACTGTATTATATGCCCTAAAGGCAATATTGGTAAATCAACATTAAGTACATACGCTGGAGCACGCGGTCTGGCGCGCTCTTTACCTATGATGGAATCTTATAAGGACTATATGCGCATGGTTATGGATACGCCTAAGTCTAAGTTATATTTAGTAGATTTCCCTCGCTCCATGAATCGCGTTGCTTGTGCTTCATTTTGGAGCGCTATCGAGACAATCAAGAACGGTTATGCTTACGATGACCGTTACGGGTTTAGAGAAGAGTATTTTGATTGCCCGAACATCTGGGTATTTATGAATACGACTCCAGATGAGAATTTCCTGTCTAAAGACCGTTGGAAATTTTGGGAGGTTTCAAATGGCGAACTAAAGTTCTGTAACACTAAATTTGAAACGACTGGAACTATTGGAACTATTTTAATTCACGATGAATAAAATTAAGATTCTATTACTGCGCACCGACGCACTATCGTGCGCGTTGCTTAGAAGAACATTGTTAATGTTTAAGATATAATTTGGGATTTTATCGTAATCCGACATTATATTTTATTTATGGATTTTTTGTAATCCCGCGCTTCGGGTCTCTCGCTGCACTTAGATCCTTGCGCTTAAGCATCTTCATATTCCGCGTAACTCTGAACATTCAGGGCATAAAACGATTCTGCTCTTGCTAAATCATTTACTGGAACATTTCCTACCACAGGATAGAAAGTTGCGAAAACTGTAAGATTTTCTATCATATCATCATTCGGAGTGGTATCGCCATCCTCATATTTGACATGTTTATTCTTAAGAATATATTTTGTGACATCGAACCCGAAAGTTCGGGCAAGACTAAAGTCATTATTCGTAGTTTGAGGAGGATTGGGAAAACCGACTGAAAACGCGGTTCCCATCTTAAATCTTTTCCTCCAATAAATCTTGTATTTATCTTTATTGATAGGGTATAGGATTGTGCCTGCCGTCGCATTAGGTGTAATTGCTCCGTTGCCTGCTTGATATAAATCAATCAACTGACCGTCTATGGCGGTATTATTATTCAATAATCTTCCAAAGAACACATCAACATAACCGATATAACTATTCTCTGTTGCTGTTTCTGGAGCGGCAAGACCTGTGATATTAGGTTGGATTAATCCTTTGATAATCCACCTTTTGAGTTTAATTGTGTTTCCAACACGCTGGTTCTGCGCTGTTCCTTGTGTCAAGTCAAACATCTGCGCACCGACAGCATTACCACCTGGTGCCCATGTGAAATACTCGAAATAATTAGGTTCTCCCGATTCTTCCTGTATAGTCATAATAGGTCTGACCTGAGTAATCGAATCAGTAAACTTATTCTCTACATTTTGGGATATAATCCTTTGGACCCGCTGCACTAACGTGGGTTTAGTTCTGGCGGACATCACCTTCTTAGCACGCGGTGATTTCTTTACGGACGACTTCTTATACAATTTAGCGTTACTAAACATTCGTCCTGGCATCTTTTTATATTATTATTACAAAAGATTTTTTTTTATAAAATTAAACGCGTTTTAATTTAAAGATTATTTTCTATTTATATACTATAAATGAAATGGCGCAACGAAGTAATGTCTGCGTTTGGGATGTTACAATACCTGCTGATAGAGTCGATAATATCGAAATTCTTAAAGACAAGTTTAAAATTTATTGTAAGAAATGGGTGTTTCAGAAAGAAACGGGAATAAGTGGATACGAGCATTACCAAGGGCGTGTATCACTTAAAGTTAAGTCCCGAAAGGGTCCTGTGTTGGGATATGGTGAGCACTACTCTCCGACCTCTAATGAGAACGAAGATAATGATTTTTATTGTGTAAAAGAAGACACACGAACCGCTGGTCCATGGTCTGATAAAGACCTCTATATCCCGAAACAAGTTAGAAATATTAGTTTATATCCGTGGCAAGTCCAAATCTTAGAAGACGCACATACGTGGGACACACGAACAATTAACTGCATTATATGCCCCAAGGGCAATATTGGTAAATCAACATTAAGTACATACGCTGGAGCACGCGGTCTGGCGCGCTCGTTACCGATGATGGAGAGTTATAAGGACTACATGCGAATGGTTATGGATACGCCTAAGTCAAAGTTATATTTAGTAGATTTCCCTCGCTCCATGAATCGTATTGCATGTGCTTCATTTTGGAGCGCTATAGAGACAATCAAGAACGGTTATGCATATGATGACCGTTACGGGTTTAGAGAAGAGTATTTTGATTGTCCGAACATCTGGGTATTTATGAATACGACTCCAGATGAGAATTTCCTGTCTAAAGACCGTTGGAAATTTTGGGAAGTTTCAAATGGCGAACTAAAGTTCTGTAACACTAAATTTGAAACGACTGGAACTATTGGAACTATTTTAATTCACGATGAATAAAATTGA